ATGGCAACGCTACTAGAGTTATCCAATGATGCTGGACCTCTCTACCGACTGGATGCGTTGGACGCCAATCAGCAGGCGTTTCGATGCATCTATCTGTCTCAGAAGCTCAAGTCTTGGATGGAGAATGATCTGCCCGCGCTTCAAGCGACCTGGGCGACCGAGCTGAGTTGCCAGGAGCAGGTGGCTGAGTTGGTTGAAATGTTCTGTGCGGGTGAAGAGCTCGACGCTGGCACGCAGTTTCATGCACTGCGACCCATCGACCGCGGTGTGTGGGAGTTAAAGACCGGTGACGTGAGGATATTCGGATGGTTTCCGAAGAAAGATCATTTTGTGGGCGTCGTCGCGCATGATGCCTACCGAGTGAAGTTTCACGACCTTTATTTGGGTTTGGTGGGGGAAGTCGTGCGCTTTCGTGACGCCTTAGACCTTAACGAGCCTAAGTTTGTTTCTGGAGAAGACCCCCATGCCGTCGTTTCGAATTGCCGTTGAGCCCAATAGAAGGGCGGCTGCGAGATTTGTGCAGCAAGTCCGGAGAGCATTGCAAAAGGCGCTGGAGGAAGAACAGCGAAAGCGCGGCCTTTCCCAAGCGGAAATCGCCCGTCTCTTGAAGGTCAATCGGTCAGTCATCAACCGGGAGCTAAAGGGGTTCAAGGACATCACGCTCGGCAGAGTGGGCGAGCTCGCTTGGGCGCTGGGGCGACAACCGCGCTTCTCAATTGAGGACGCAATTCACGTTGCAGGAGCAAACCATCCCGATCTCCACGGCAGCGGTCCTAATACTCCGGTTATATCGACGGCTTCAGCCAGCAGTTCTAACGCTGGCGTTTACAACGTTCCTGGCCCCTTTGCGTCGGCTGCGTAATCATGGACTCAAGAACTGCCTCGGTCATTGTTTGCGATGACGCACTGTTTGGGCTGACTGGAAAGGCCTTCCTAAACGGCGTCTACACCACCGACATAATGATCCCTGGTGAACTTCTGATGGTTCAGCAGCTTGTGTTTTACTTCACCGTGGAGACGCCCAAGGCCAAACCGTTCAAGAGCGTTACTCTCAGAGTTTCTCCTCCGGGCTCTGTACCGTCTCAAGTCGAAGTGCCTCTCGCATCCTTACAGGCAGCACAAAATCCAAATCGTCCGAGTATGATCCTAAGGGGCCCTTTGTTAATCCAGCAGCTCGTGCTTCGGCCTGGTAAAATAGAGGCAAAAGTCATCACGGAAACGGAAGAGCTGGACGCGGGTGGGATTTGGGTTGTTTCCGGAGGCGCGCAGCCGCCGCGGCCCGATTAGGGTGTCCGGGAGCTAATCCTTCTTCGCCTCTTAGGCTTCTTCTCGGCCAACTCAGTGGCCGCTCGTTCGTCTACAAGCTCTTTAATGAATTCGCCGATTGCATCGTGGAGATCCTCTGCCCAATTCAACGACTTGATCATCTTCGAAATCTCAGGCCCCTCCTTCACCATGAAATGGTACGTGGCGTGGCGCATCGCCTTTAGGTACGCCATGTGTTCGTTGAATAGCCTCTGAACTCGCTTGTCTTTGAGCTTGAGCTTGTGAAAGCCCTCTACGACTGCGAAGAGAGCTGAAAGCCAGTGGCAGAGGAAGGTGTCGAACTCCCAACCTTCTTCCGCATCCCAGATGGCTTGTGTGTTGCCCTGATGGTAATCTTTTATGCTGTGCAGCAAGTCGTGCATTAGACGCGCGCGAAACCAGTAGTACGCGAGCTGCTTCAGTGCTGCGTCGTCGACCATTGCTGATACCGCTCATCAAGTCGAATTCATCAATATTGGCATAAGCAAAGCTGTCTTCTTATCGTTGCTCTTGTGTCCCGTCTCTGCGATCTCGAAACAGCTCGAGCTTTGCAATCGCGTTCGCGGCGAGTATGCCACGTCGTGCAAGATAGACGTCGATCATTTTCTGCGCTCTGTCGACGCTCCAGCAGAGCGCCTCGGCAATCTCCGGTGCCGTCGCGCCGGCTTCGGCTAGCAGTGTCGCTGCAGTGCCGCGGTTGTCGTGGAAATTGAGGTCAGCGGTCCGGACGAAATCGTTACTCTTGGCTGCGTTGATCGCATCGAGCTTGTCACAATCTTCGCGCCACTGCTCGTTGAAATACCGCTTGCTATAGGCCTTTCCCGTTGCCGTCAGCATCACGAGCGCGCCGACCTTTGTTTCCTTCAGCGCGTCCAGATGCGCCTTCAGCTCGCGCGTCGCCGGAATCCAGAGCAGCTTCCCCGTTTTGGTCGACCGGATCTGTACGCGGCTTCCATCATAGCGCGTCCAAGAAAACTTGCGAACATCGCTGGCACGCATCGCAGTGTTTCGAACTAACACCATGGCGGTCACCATCGCCGCCCGCGCGGTGCGCATGAATTGCTGCTGCAGCTCTTCCGGCCACGTCAGCTCCGACCTGTGGCTCTTGTAGAGCCGCGCGAACGTATCGAGCGGATTGAACTTGATGACGGCTTTCTCTTTCGCAAATGAAAGCACACGAGCAAGCGCCGCGACCAGGTTGTCCGCCGAACGCGGCGACGCCTTCCCGAGCTCGTTATGCCAGGCGAGCGCGTCCTTGCGAAACTCGAGCGCGTCGTCGGCATCATTGAATGCCGCAACAGGGCAGGTGCCCCAGCGCACCTCGAGCCGCTTTAGCTTCCAGATATACTGCTTCCGGCTTTCCTCGCTGAGCCCGTCGAAATAAGCGGACCGATCGAAGTGCCGAATGAGCTGCAGGAAGGTGCCTTCGCCCCTCGTGCGCATCTTCCTTTCGGCATCTGCATAGGTCTCAGCAAGCCTTGCTTCATCGAGCGGAAGGCCGGTCGCGCGATGGTAGAGATAGACCTTGATAGATCCGTCCGCCTGACGCTTCTTGACGCGATGGATGCCCTTCAACTTAAGGGGCTTATTAGGCAGCCTCGGTCTTCCGCGCATGCTGCGCCTTCCAGCGCTGATAGGGGGTAAGCTCGGCCTCCGACTCTGTCACAAGACCGGAAGAACAGTCCAGCGCACGATCAAGCGCTTTCCGGTCCCACCGGGTGGTGCCTGGGATCGGGCCCGGGACGATGCCCTTCGCTCGCCATCGATCGAATGCGGCGAGGGTTTTACAGCAGCAGTAGTCGGCCGCTTCCTGCTTCGTGAGGCACCGCTTTTCTGTCATGAGGTCGGCCTCTGCTTCAGCTGCAGCCGCCCGCCTACAATCTCCGCGCGGCCGCTGGCGATTAGGCGGGCGACGACGCCATCGCCGATCCGCCGCGTTCCGAACCGCCAGCCGCCGCGCGTCGCCTGCTCAAAGGGGCTGAGTTTGAGCAGGCTTATGTGCCTGTACAGATGTGCCGGAAGCGGCCGCCCCAATTCGCTCACGCAGCCACTCCGTTTTGCCGGGAATAGGCCAGCGTGCGCGCCGCGTCCGCATGCTCGAAGATCTGCGACTTGCGCCATCCCATCCGTATCAGGTCTGGCAAAGCCGCGCCTTCGTTGCGGGTGGTGATCGTGATGAAGTCGTCGGCGAGCTGGGCTATCGCTGCCGGTCCCTGAAGTCCGGCCCTGGCTCCGGGCATAGCCTGGGGGGCGATTAGGCCGGCCACACGCTCGCGCTCGGCCTGGGCGGCCTCCTGAGCCGCGGCGGCGTCCTGGCGGGCCTTACGGGCCGCGAGCAGGGCATTCAGGGTGGCCTGGCGGTTGATCCGCTTCCCAAGCATCACGGGCGCCGTACGGGGGCACCCCTTCGAGCGCACGTCGGCAAATTGCCCCTCGGCTGGCAGTCGAAAGAAGCCGTGCAGCCGCAGCTGAGCGGCGAACTCGGAGGCGGTCAGGTCAGTAGCGGGCGAAATGCAACGCGACACAGCGTGTCTCCCGTAGAGTGTTTCACGGGAAACAATAGCGTCGGAAATTTCCGACGGTCAATGCGTAAGATTGGATTTTTCCGACTTTATTGCTTTAGAGGTCCAAAATTGTCCGCTTGACCCTGCCTATGACTTCCAGGTCCCGCGTCCGGAAAAACACCGGCTTGTTGAGAGGGTTCGTTGAGAATGGCGCCAGATGGGGGTTAGAGCCCCCTTGCCACATCTTGTAAGTCGTCTCTCCCTTGATTGAAAAGACATAACAGCGCCCGTTGACCAGGGATCGCTCGGCCTTATTGACTACGATAATCGACCCCTCGGGCGAGTATCGATCCATGGAGTCGCCTTCAACAGTCAGCGCAAAGAACTCGCCGCGGCCAAGATCTGCAAAAGCTAGCAGAGGGACGTCGTCTAAAGGTATTTGGCTCGCGGGACTCCGCAGGCGTCCTGCCGTGATGCGATCCAGCAAGGGCACCATCGCAAGCTTCGGAGCACCGTGACTGCTGCGTCGGGGTGGGGGGCCTATGAGGTCGGGAATAGTCCACTGCAGGGCGGCGGCGACCAAAGGCTGCTTTCCTGCACTGAAGGACTGCTTTTTTCCCTCCAGAAAGTCCCGAATGTAATTCCGCTCAAGGCCGGGAATAGCCTTTGCTGCCTCGATGGGACTAACGCCCAACTCAGCAAGGCGCGCCTTAATCCGTTGACGAAGTTCATTCTTTTCCATTGCGGAAATATCCGACGCGCCTTGTCCAAAGGCGAATGGGATGTTTCCGACGATTGATTGTCGACGAATCGGAAATTTCCGACTAACGCTCGACGCATGGAGCAGGAGCTGAGTCGCAATTTGATTGTGGTCGCAGGGGCGTTCAGAGCCGGCCGGCCGTTGACCCTGCGCACATTGGGGCGGCTGGCTGCCGGAGACTGGCGATTCTTCGATCATCTGCTGGATGGCTCGAAGACCTTCACGGCGCGGAAGTACGACCAGGTCATGGGCTGGTTCTCCGAGAACTGGCCCGAGGGCGCGGTTTGGCCGGAGGGCGTCGCGCGTCCCGAGCGGGTGGTCTCATGAGCCCCATCCGCCGGCAACAGTCAAAGCAGCGCCCCGATCAACCGATCGGCAAAGACCGATCACCTGATCGTTGGTTTCTGCCTATCGCGCTGACATTCCGACAGAACTTCCCGAAGAAGACCGCCGAGGTTTTGGCTGACATTGCGGGTCTCCGCGACGTCCGCCCCGCCGAGCTGTGGCTCGACGGGAGCCGGGCGCCGAGCGGTGCGGCGCTCGCCCGCATGATCGCGTCAGCCCATGGCGATCTTGTCATTCGCGCGCTGACCAGCGGGTCCGGGCAGACCTGGGTCAAGCGCCATCGCCGTATCGAAAACCTGGCCGCCGCGCGCGCCGAGGTCGAGGCGGCGCAGCGTCGTCTTGCCGATGCCGAAAGGGGGATCGAGCCGTGACCGACCTTGCTGCTCGCGTCGCAGATCCCGACGACCTGCACTTCCTGGTGATGTTCGCCGCCATCCTGGTGGTCGGCGCTGGCTTGGCCGTCGCGGCCGGCGCGCAGCCTTTCCTGCACCGTGTCGACCGCGGCTTCGGCTTTCGTTGGGTGAAACGTCAATGAAGGCCGCTCGCGCCATCCTGTTTGGGCTCGACCGGCGCATGATCGTCTGCGCCGTCCGCGTCGTCATTGCCGACGATCCGCCGAAGGTCATCCTTTACGACGGCGATCCGTTTCTGCCGATGCCGGTGCCGCTCGGCTGGGACGCTGACGCCGTGCTCGCTTACGGGCAGGAGCGCCCGTATCGCGCCGACGAGGGGCTGCTCGAGGCGGCCGGCGGATCGCGAAGCGGGGGCGCCTCGTGAGCAAGGTCACCGACATCGCCGCGAAGCGCGCCGAGCAGATCGCGAAGGATCAGCTCAAGTCGATCATCGAGCGCATCGAGCGGCTGCTCGAGGAGAAGAAAGCCATCTCCGATGATGTCCGCGACGTCTATGCCGAAGCCAAAGGCAACGGCTACGACGCCCGGGCCCTCAAGGCGATCATCAAGATGCGTCAGCAGGACCCGATAGAGCGTCAGGCGTTCGAGACCATCCTCGAAACCTACATGCAAGCGCTGGGCATGCTGTGATGATGCAGGTCCCGGTCGCTATCACCGATGCGCGCGAGGTCGCTTTCGACGTCTCGGGCTTGCCAGATCTGGCCGGCACGCCATGGGCGCGGATCTGGCTGTCGTCGCGCGAGCCGATCTGGACGCTGGTCGACGTCGAAGACATGCCCTGGTTGATGCAATGGCAGTGGAACGTCTGGCATGCCGGTAGGAATCGGCACGACAGCTGGATGCTCTACGCCAAGCGCAATGTCGGGCCATCGCGCGCCACGTTGCGTATGCATCGCGAACTTTCGATCAAGGACGAGCCGAGACTGTCCGAGACGTTTCTGTGCGCGCACGTCGTCGACCACATCAATGGCCAGACGCTGGATAACCGCAAGGCGAACCGGCGGTGGTTGACGAAGTCCCACAACGCCGTCGCCCGCCGTCCTCGCGGCACCGCGCCGAAGCTTGAGGAGATCGTGCGCGAGTTGCTCGCGAACCTCCCGGCGCGGCGTCAGCTGGAGGACATCCCCTTTGACTGAGCTGGTCCGATACGAGGCCGCACGCCGCGCCCTGGCAGAAGCAGTCGCCGTCGACGAGGTCGCAGAGATCCGCAGCCAAGCGGAAGCGATGCGCCATTACGCGCGCCAAGCCGGCGACAAGACGCTCGAAATTCAGTCGGCGCAGCTGCGTTTCCGGGCGGAGCGCAAGCTCGGCGAGCTGATCGTCGCGCAGAAGGAGACCGTTGGCCTCAACACAGGCGCCCGCGGGCAACTCCGTGGCAGAGACAATTCTGGCAGTGCCAAATCGGAACAGCCTGAAGACGAGCGACCGCGTCTCGCCGACATCGGCGTCGACCGCAAACTGTCCTCTAAAGCGCAGAAGCTGGCCGCGTTGGATGCCGCGGCGTTCGAGCAGGCGCTCGAGCGGCATGCCGACGAGATGCGCTCTGGTCAGGGCCGCGTCGCAATGGACCTGCTCAAGGTCGATGCCGAGGAGCGGGGGCGTGTTCACCGGCGCGACCTCGCCGCGGCGCTGTCCTCTGCCTCCGCGGTGGCGCCGGACGGGCGGCTTTACCCGGCGCTCCTGGCCGACCCGCCCTGGCGCCGCAACGCGGGCATAGGCAACCGCGCCTATGAGAACCACTACCCGACCATGCCTTGGCCGGCGATCCTCGATTATCTCAAGCGCGCCGGCGAGGCGCTACTGCCGGATTCCTGGGCCTGGATGTGGATTCCCCGGGCCCATCTTCTCGCCAAGGTGCCGTTCAAGACCGAGGTGACGCTCGCTGATGGCGAGGTTGTGCTGGCAACGGTCGATCTCCCGCTCGCATATGCGTGCCAGCTCGCCCTCGGCATGGAGTCCTATTCGACCTGCTACGTCTGGACCAAGACAGACGAGGATCATCCCGACGAGAGTGGCACGGGCCTGCTTGTCTGGGACCAGGACGAGCTGCTGCTGCAATTCAAGCGCGGCCGCGGGCTGCCGAAGCCGGCTACCGATGAAAAGTTCGGCTCAAACCATCGGGAGCGCGCGTCCGATCATTCGCGCAAGCCGGAGCACTACCGCAACATGATCCGGGCGATGGTCGGTCGCGACAGCAGCGGCCAGCCGCTGCCGGTGCTCGAGCTGTTCGCCCGGGTCGACGCCCAGCATCCACTGCCCGAGGGTTGGGGCGCGTGGGGCAATCAGGCCGGAGTTTCGGCGCAAGCCGAATTCTCCACCCCGACCGTTGCGCGCGAAAGCTCGTCACGGGCGGGCGACGATCTCGCGGAGTTGCCCTCCGGCGAGACCGAGGCGACCGCAGCGGAAGCAACGTCGGAAGGGGCCAGCGCCGCTGCAGCCGTCACGGAGCCGCCGTACGACGCCGGCGACGTCATCGTCATCGATCAGCTCGCTGGCGCAGATTGGCTCCAGCCGGCGCAGCTTGCCGCGATGGATCTGTCAGAAGTCGAGCAACTGCGCATTCTCGCGGACTTCTGTCATCCCAAGCGCGACGCAACGCAGGCCGTGCTCGGCCCGATCTGGCAGGGCCGCGAGATGGCCTATGAGTCGGGTGGGCAATGGCAATTGCGTGAAGCCGGCAAGGCGCGGCTGCACGAGCTGATCGACACGATCGCGCCTCCGGCGCGGGTCGATCTCACCGAACCGTATCGTGCACCCCAGATCAGCTTTTTTGAACTCACGCGGCAGCTCGAGGACGCGCCGCCAGCGGAGGTCGTCGATGGCGCGCTGCAGACGCGTCTGCCGGTCGACGATGACGAGTTGGCCGAGCAGCTCGCATTGCTGGCGATCGACGCGGGCGGCGCGGTCGAGCCTCAGATGCTGCGCCACCTGGTCGGCAGGGGCTTTGCCCATTGCGGCCTCACAAAAAATTCGGTGACCGACGATGGCCGCGCCTTTTTGGCGCAGCTCGTCGGTCCCGCGTCGGTTCAACAGCAGAGGGCAGAGGCGTGAAGGGACGGGGCGATTGGATCCAAACGGCGATGGGCCGGCAGTTTTGGCCGATGGACCCACGACCCGACGAAGTTTTCATCGACGACATTGCCCACGCGCTCTCGCTGCTGTGCCGGTTCGGCGGTCACTGCCTACGATTCTACAGCGTCGCGGAGCATTGCGTGTTGCTCTCCCGCGCGGCGCCGCGGCCGCACAAGATGTGGGCGCTACTGCATGATGCGAGCGAGGCCTACCTGGTCGACGTGCCGAGGCCCTTGAAGCCGTTCCTCGATGGTTACGGCGAGGCCGAGAACAAGATCATGCGCGCGATTGCCGTGCGCTACCGGCTACACCTCGGCATGCCCGAGCAGGTGAAGCATCTCGATCGTGCCATCTTGATGGACGAGCGCCTGCAAAACATGGCCGAGGCGCCGATCGCCTGGTCAACCGACATGCGTCCGCTCGGTGTCCACTTGCAGTTCTGGTCGCCGGAACGCGCGCGGGCCGAATTTCTCGCCACGTTTGAATCGCTTGGGGGCAAAGCATGATCGACCCATCGCCGGTCGCGCAGACCATCACTATCAGCCACAACATCGCAATCACCGCAGGGTTCGCGATCGCATTCGCCGGATTTTTGCTCGGCTATGCAATCGGCTGGCGCCAGCGCAATTACCGGCCTGTCGCGCCCCAACCAGTCGCCTTCGGGCCCTGCGAGATGCCGCTTACGGCCGATGAGCTCGAGCGGCTGCGCTTGTACCGGCTGATGAACCCGACGGATATGCACCCGTGAATCACCGCTGGAGCGAAAAGGTCCGCAGCGACGATGGCCATAGCTCGCGCAGGGTGTGCGAGCGCGAGGGTTGCGACATCGTCTGTGTCTCGCGCCACGAGACCGACGAGCGCGGCTTTCCGCAGCATTGGAAAGAATGGTTTCGCGGAACGGCGTTGATCCGGCGCGGGGGCAACACGCCCGCGTGCGAGGCGATTGAGGCGTGCGCCAATGCCTGACACCAGTCTCATTGTCTCGACGATCGCGGCCGGCGGGCATGCCGGCCTCAAGCTAGCTAACGTCATCACCGCGCTGACCCGTAAAGTGGCCGACCGCGAAGTTGATGGTCTCGACAAGTACCAGGTCGTGAGTTTCGGCCGCACGGTCAACGGCGCGCGCTTTCCAGATCGATGGTGGCCACGTCTAGCCAAGGCGATCGAAACCGGCGCCTTCGATTTCATGTCGGCGCAGGCGATCGTTGACGTGATGATCGAGCACGATCGACCGTAGGCGGGGACGGTTTCACTCTAGCGTTCTGTTGCTTACAGCGTCCAGTTGACTCGAAATCTCAAAGAGCATCACGTGTCCAATCCTCGTCTGTCGATCATTCCCGCTGGGGCGGTGACTGATCGCTCGCTTGATCCGCGAGACCTGCAAACGCTGTGTCTGCTCGGCCGGCACATCGACCGCGCCGGTTGGTGCACGCGCAGCCAGGTTCGCATGGCGGCGGAGCTGGGCTGCGGCCGCGCTACGTTACAGCGATCACTTGATCGGCTCTATGAGGCCGGCTGGGTGGAGAAGCGGCGCCGTGACTTCTGGCGGCCGGAAGATTCCGCGCCATCAGCGAGCTATGCTTATCGCGTGAAGCTCGACCGCGACGATTTCGATCTCAAAAGCCTCGCGCGCGAGGTCGACGAGGATCTCGACGAGAGCCATGCAGAAAACGCGGAAGTACCGGAAAACGGGGAGGGGGTGCCCGCTGGTGGGCAGGGGTGCCCACCCATGGGCAGGGGTGCCCGTCCTAGCGCGGGCACGGGTGCCCACACATACGCGGGCACCAATAACGACCCCTTAGAACGACCCCTTAAAACGATTGAGAGAGACGCGGGCGCGCGCGCGAGAGATCGCAAGGAACGCTTCAAGGCCGATTTCCGCAAGCGATGGCCAACTGCGGCTGCCGACGATCGTAATCGAACCGACTACGCGGCCGATGCGCTCTCGCCTGAGGAGGAGAAGGCGGCGCTCGACGGTATCGGGCCGTTTCTGGACGAGCTGAAGCGGCTTGGACGCAAAGTCGTTCCGGCTGGCTGGCGTTACCTCGAGGAAAAGCGCTGGACGCTGTTGCGGCAGAGCGAAGGCTCTGCCGATGGCGGCGCTGCGACGTCAGCGGCAATCGAGGCGGGCTCAGAGGCGGGGCGAGCGATTGCGGGGCTCTACGCGGTCGCGAAAGCGCGCCTGTTCGTGCATGGCGGTAATGTGGTCTATCGCGGTCCGGTCACGCCGCAGATCCTGGCCTTCGCCGGCGTCGGCGACAAGGCGTCTTGGCGTTGGATTGCCGATCGTCAGCAAATCGCTGCTTGGCAGACATTCCTCGCAGCGCACGTGTTCGGCGTGAGATCGCCCCTGATCGAGAGAGGCGGCAAGGATGGCAACGAAGCGGGCTTCTACGCGCCCGGCCCATGGCCGCCGCGCAAGGACGGCGGCTGGTCGGAATCGGAAGCCGCTCAAATCATCATCGACGACGCATCACAGGCAGGGGAGGACCTATGACTACGGCCTACAAAATTGGGGATTTCGTCGAGTATGTCCCGCTTGTCGATGATGCTGTTGCCGTGCCGCTCGAGCCGAAGTGCTGGTATTTGCTGCTAACCTATCCCCACAAGGAGCGGAAGGTCATGCAGACGTTCCGCGAGCGAGGCGTGAGTGCTTATCTGCCGATGATCCGCAAGCGGACCGTCTATCGCGGTCGGCTTTGCGACGTCGCTGCGCCGCTGTTCGCTCAGGCGATCTTCATTCCGGATTTCCAGGCCTCGCTCGGCGGTGTCAGGGTCGACGGCGTGGATGGCTACTTCAGGATGGGTGATTGCTATCCGTACCTGAAGCCCAGCGACATGGCGAACGTGCGCGCGCTGGAAGCGATGGGATCGATCCCTGTCTCGCGGCGCAAGCGTCTCTGGAGCATTGGCCAGTTGGTTCGCATCACCAGCGGCCCATTCGCATCCTTCCAGGGCACAATCGATCGGCTTGACTCAAAAGGCCGACTCAATGTCCTTGTGGACATCTTCAAGCGCATGACCCCGGTCGAATTCGACGAAGGTCAGATCGAGCCAGCCTAGGTGTTGCGACCGCGCACTGAATGGCTCGAACGGAGCAGCTCTCTCCGGCGCATCCATCTTCGCTCTGGCAGCGAAGTGGAAGTCGAGGGGATTCAAATGGACAGGCCCGGCCGACGTGCCGGGTTTTCGCATGTCTAGAGTGTGCGGTTGTGCTCGATGGTATTGTCGTTGCGACCCTTTGCTGTTTGCTCGGGAGAGCTGGGGCCGCTTGGAGCGATGCAAGCGGCCCCAGTTGCCTTAGAACATTCTGAATTCTTGCCGAGCGAGGCGCGGGTCTGAATTCGGCTTCCGAGCCTTCGCGACTACCGCAGGTCCCGGATAGCGCTGATCGATGAATGAATAGGTGTGATCAAACATCTGCAGGGGCCACTCACCTCTCCAATCATCAATTTTGCAGCGATACGACGTTACAAACCAAAGGTCGTAGCCAGTGTCGCCCGGGTTAGGGTCGTGCCACCCCTTGCGGTAGGCCTCGTTTGTTCCGTGAATTCTCACGGTGTTCGTCCGCTGCTTCGAGAACAGCGCAGTCAGATCTACAGGCGGCTTGAAAGAGTCTGTGGAGCGCCAGACTTGAACGAGACGACCGTTGACAAATACCTCGACATTGTTGTCCGAAAACGTGTGACCGACGCCGTAGCTGACGAGCGGGTTCACAGGAACCTCGAAGACGGATTGAGCACAATCCGCCTTGGCCGACGCATTAGCCAGACATCCGGCAATCGCGAATAGTGCAGCAAGAACGCGCTTCATTTCAGTAATCCTCCTAAAAAGTATTATCCCGCGTAGCGGGTACGCTGGCTCTATCACAATGCCCGCGTGGCGACCAGTTTGGCGCAATCCCTTCCATTTTCCGCGACGGCTTCGTGGCCGGTCGCGGGTCCCTCCAGCATCGCAGCGGTCCCGCGGGTAATTCGCACCGCGGCGTTTCGCTAGCCGGAGGTGTCTGAAAGTTAGGTTGACACGGTTGACATGGTTGACAGCCGTTAGTTGACAGGCCCGCCCGTGCATCTCCAGCCCATGCAGATCGAATTTCGCGCGCTCGGCACCATCGTGCCGTTCGAGGGCAACGCGCGTCTGCACTCGGAGGCGCAGGTCGCTGAGATTGCGGCGTCGATCAAGGCGTGGGGCTTCAACAACCCGATCCTGGTCGACGCCGAGGGCGTAATCGTCGCCGGCCATGGTCGCTACGCCGCCGCGAAGTCGCTGGGCTTGGCTGAGGTGCCCGTCGTGCGGCTCGGGCACCTGTCCGAGGCCGCCCGCCGTGCCTACTGCATGGCGGACAACCGCATCGGGGAAAACTCGACCTGGGACGAACAGCTGCTCGCTCGGGAATTCGCGTTTTTGCAGCAGGCCGGCGCGGTCGACCTGGCCGTGCTCGGCTTCTCGAAAAAGGAAATTGAGCGGCTGCTCAAAGGCGCGCACGGCGGGCCACGGGGCCGCACGGAGCCCGATGCGGCGCCGGCGCCGCCGAAGGTGGCCGTGTCCCGGCTCGGCGACACCTGGCTTCTGGGCGGCCATCACCGCCTGCGCAACGGGTCCTCGACCAACCCGGATGATGTCGCTGCGCTGCTCGAGGGCGAAAAGCCCCACCTGATGGTGACCGATCCGCCCTACGGCGTGAACTATGACCCGTCCTGGCGCCAGTCGGCGGGCCTCAATGGCGCCGGCGCGGCGGCCGGGAAGGTGCTCAACGACGACATCGCCGATTGGACCGAGGCCTGGCAGCTGTTTCCCGGCCATGTGGCCTATGTCTGGCATGGTGGTCTGCACTCGGCGACCGTCCAGAGCTCGCTCGAGCGGGCTGGGCTCAAGGTCCGCGCCCAGGTCATCTGGAATAAAAAGCGGATGGCGATCGGCCGCGGCGCCTATCACTGGAAGCACGAGCCGGCGTTCTATGCCGTCAAGGACGGCGCCGATGATTGCTGGCAGAGCGAGCGGTTCGAGGACGACCACGAGGTCGCAAGCTACGCGGTGAAAGAGGGCGAGACCTCGAAATGGGTAGGTGGCCGCAAGCAGTCGACCGTCTGGGACATCGACCACGTGAAGAACGATACCGGCCACGGCACGCAAAAGCCGATCGAGTGTATGCGTCGGCCGATCGTCAACAATTCGCGGGTTGGCGACGCGATCTATGAGCCGTTCGACGGCTCGGGCTCGACCATCATCGCCGCGCATGTCGCCGGCCGCCGCGCCTTCGCGATGGAGTTGAACCCGGCCTATATCGACGTTGCCGTGCGGCGCTGGCAGGAGTTCACCGGCGGCATCGCCATCCTCGACGGCGACGGCCACAGCTTCGCGGAAGTCGCGCGCGCCCGCGGCGTCGAGCTGGTCGAGGCCGAACAATCTGTGAAGGCGGCGGCGCGCAAAAAGAAGCCCGCGGCTGCGGCGTGACGTGACCCATGACCGGAATGTCGCAAACTGAATATGCCGCCCATCGCGGCGTGTCCCGGCAGGCCATCTCCAAGCTGGTCAAGGCCGGCAAGATCCCGGAATCGGCGATCGTCGACGGCAAGATCGACCCGGCCGCCGCTGACTTCGCGCTCGGCGAAACCCGCGAGCGCATCCTGGTCGCGGATGCGGAGGAGGGTGATGATTTCGGCGGTGCCGATCCGACGTTCGGCAGCGCCGCCGGAACGCGGGCCGCGGCGTCGGGCGACTCGAACGTCGCGCGACTGACGCGGGCCAAGACCGCGACCGAGATCTACCGGGCGCGCACGGCCGAGCTGGAATACGACCAGCGGGTCGGCAAGCTGTTGTCGACCGAGGACGTTACCCGCTCGATGGAAAAGTGCGCGGCCGTGATTGTCCGCGAGCTGGAAGGCCTGCCGAATTTCGCCGACGAGATCGCCGCGGCCATCGCCAAGGATGGCCTGCCTGGCGCCCGGCAGGCGCTGAAGAATATCGCGCGCAACGTCCGCCTGGCGCTCGAGCAGAACATGCGCGTTGTGGCGGCTGAAGACGACGAGACGACCGGAAAGGAGGGGGTGACGTCATGAAAACAATTCCGCGCGCTCTCCCGATCATCGCGGGCATCTTTGCGGCCGTGCTCTCGCCGCCGGCGCCGATCTCGCCGTCGGCCTGGGCCAACCAGCATTTCTATCTGCCGGATGGCGAGCGCAAGAGCCAGCTAATCGACCTCTCGCGCACGCCGCACCTGATCGAGCCGCTCGACGCGCTCGGCCCGGATGCGCCCGACAACGAGATCGCGGTGATGAAGTCCGCGCAATCGGCCTTCACCACGCTGTTGCAGATCGCTGCGTGTCATTCGATCGACCGCGACCCGTGCGACATGATGATCGTGCAGCCGACCGACTCGGCGCTCGGTGATTTCAACTCGCAAAAGCTCGGCCGCGCGCTCGAGCTGTCGCCGATCATGCGGAAAAAGGTCTTTCCGCAGACAGCGCGCGCCGGCAATGCGTCGAAAACGTACGAGAAGAAGTTCTCGCCGGATTGCTCGCTGTTCCTGTCGCTGGCGTCGTCGACCGCGGATCTGCGCTCCAAGACCATCAAGAAGGCGCTCTGCGACGAAATCGACGAGTATCCCGCCGATTTGAACGACCAGGGCGACCCACTCGACATGATCCGGGCGCGCCAGATCTCGTTCCTGCGCTCTGGCACCTGGAAGCGGGCCTATTTCTCGACGCCGACCATCAAGGGCGCGTCGTCGATCGAGTCCAAGTTCGAGGCCGGAGACCAGCGCCGCTGGACGATGGTCTGCCCGCATTGCGGCGATGAGAACCTGCGTTTCGAATGGTCCGAAAAGGCGCCGCGCTTCGAATTCGACAAGGAGCCGCCCTACAGCGCGCGCTACATTCCGGCGTGCTGCGGCACCGTGATCGAGGGCTGGCAGAAGTTCGCCATTTATGGGACCGGCCGCTGGGTGCCGACCGCGCCCGGCGCCGGCAAGTTCAAATCTTACCACTTCGACGCGCTGTCCTCGCCCTTCGTGCCCTGGGATGAGATCGCGAAGGAGTACCTGCAGGCCGGCGACAATCCGACCAAGCTCAAGACGTTCTGGAATTTGACGCTCGGCTTGCCGTTCGAGCTGAAGGGCGACGCGCCCGACTATGAGCGGCTGCTCGCCCGCCGCGAGGACTACACCGCCGGCGTGGTGCCGGCGCGCGGCTTGCTCCTGGTCGCCGGCGCCGACGTGCAGCATTCCGGCATCTGGGTCGAGGCTGTGGCGTTCGCCGACAATGGCGAGTCCTGGTCGGTGCACCACGAATTCTTCGAAGGCGAGACAACTGATCACAAGGCCGGCGCCTTCGCCAAGCTCGCCACGTTCTACGAGCGGCAGTTTCCCGATGCTTTTGGCGGGCACCGCATCCTCGATTGCATGGCGATCGACGCTGGCGACGGCGGCCGCTCCAACCAGGTCTATGCGTTCTGCCGGTCGCGGCCGCGCGCTTACGCCACAAAGGGTGTGGCGGGCTGGTCGGCGCCGGCGATCGGCACGCCAGTGCCAGTCGATGTCAAGCTCTCGGGCAAGAAGATCAAGAAGGGCGCGACGCTCTGGCCAGTTGGCACGTGGGCGCTGAAGGCGACGTTCTACACCAACCTCCAGAAGGACGGTCGTAAGGCCGGCGCCGAGGTTGATCCGGACGGCTACTGCCACCACCACCAGGGCTGCGACGAGCGCTACTTCAAGCAGCAGACCGCCGAGTACCTCAAGACCACCACGGTCCGCGGCCGCACGGTGAAGGTCTGGCAGGAAACCGGGCCGAACCATCTGCTCGATTGCCGGATCTACGCAATGGCCATGGCCGAATATCTCGGTCTGTCGCGCCTGTCGCCGCAGCAATGGGCGGTGCTGGCGCGCGAGCGCGGCGTGCCTCCGATTGTTTCCGAGCCTGACCTGTTCTCGCCGGAGCCGATCAAGATCGCAGCAAAGCCCGCGCTTGTCGGCCGCCCGAAAAAGTCGGTTCGCGGCCGCCGCGTTCTGTCCAGCGGCATAGGTTAACGAGGAGCAACCTGATGGCAGGCATCACGCTCGCGCAGGCGCAGGCGCAGCTGGCGACTTGGCTGGCGGCATCTGAAGCCGTCGCCGGGTCGCAGAGCTATGAGATCGAAACCGGCAACGGCCGCCGCAAGCTCGAGCGCGCCGACGCGGCCGAGATCCGGCAGCAGATCGAATTTTGGGATGCGCGGGTGAAGGCTTTGACGCCGGCGGCGTCGGGCGGTCGCCGGCGCACGCGCTATGTGGTGCCCTTCGGATGAGCGATTTTCGGCGGAGTTTCATTGATCGCGTCGTGTCGGCGTTCTCGCCGGCGGCGGGCCTTGCGCGCATGCACGCACGGGCGCGGCTCGATGCCTCATTCGGGGGCGGCGGCCGCTTCGGATACAACGGCGGGCGCCGAGACCGGCGCTCGCTGAAGGCCTGGTTTCCGGGTCAGGGCAGCGCGGACACGGATTCGCTGCTCGATCTGCCTCAGCTCCGCGGGCGCTCGCGCGACCTCGGTCGCAATGCGCCGCTGGCTGCCGGTGCCGTGTCGACCACCGCGATCGGTGTCGTCGGCGACGGCCTCCAGCTTGAGGCCTCGATCGACAGCAAGGCTCTGGGCCTCACGCCGGAGCAAGCCGACGCCTTCGAGGCAGAGCAGGAGCGCGAGTGGGGCGTCTTCTGCGCGACAGCCGACTTCACGCGCGTGCAATGCATGGACGAGATGCAGCAGCTGTCGCTGCGCTCGGCGCTGGAGTCTGGTGACGTCTTCGCCGTGCGCCGCTACCGGAAGGACCCGGGCGACGTCTACGGCACCAAGGTGCAACTGCTCGAGGCGGATCGCGTCTCCAATCCGAAGTGGGCGCAAGACAGCGACCGGGTGTCCGGCGGAGTCGAGTTCAACGCCGACGGCGTTCCCGTGGCCTATCATGTCTCGGACAAGCACCCGGGCGCGCGCCGCATCGCCGGCATGAAGTGGGAACGCGTGCCGGCGTGGAGCGAGGGCGGCGTCAGGACGGTATTGCACGTCTATGAACGTTTGCGGCCGGAGCAGTCGCGCGGCATTCCCTATCTCGCCGTCGTGGTGGAGCACCTGCAGCAGCTCTCGACCTACAGCACTGCCGAGGTCGATGCCGCGGTCGTCACGTCCTTCATCACCGGCGTGATCCAGGCGCCGGCCGATGATGACGCCAGCGACCCCATCGTCGGCGAAAAGGATGCCGGGCTTGCCGACAATGAGGTCAAGCTCGGCGCCGGCGCGATCATCTCGACGGGGCCTGGCGAGACCTTCACGTCGTTCAATCCGCAGCGCCCGAACGCCAATTACGACGCGTTCGTGAAGGCGTTCTGCCGCGAGGTCGGCGTGGCGCTCGAGTTGCCCGTCGAATTGCTGCTCAAGAGCTTCACGTCCTCCTATTCGGCGTCGCGCGCCGCGCTGGAGATGGCCTGGCAAGCGTTCCGCCGGCGCCGGTCGTGGTTCGCGGGTCGCTTCTGCCAGCCGCTTTATGAGTGGATGATGGAGGAGGCGGTCGCCTCCGGCCGCCTCAATCGTCCCGGCTTTTTCAGCGACCCCGTCATCCGCGCTGCCTGGTGCGGCGCGCAGTGGATCGGTCCGCAACGCCAGAGCCTCAGTCCCTATCAGGAGGCGCAAGCGGACGCGCTCGACATCGCGACAGGGGTCAAGAGCCGCGAGCAGGTGTGCATGGAGCGCACCGGCGGCGATTTCGACAAAAAGAACGAGCAGCTCGGGAAAGAGCAGGCCGCGCGGAAGGCCGCCGGCCTCGGCGCGCCCGCGCCAACGGCGCCAGCAGGGTCGGCTGACCGGGTGGATGAAGATCCGGACGAGACTGACGACACGTCCGACGATGAAACCGAGCCCCAGCGGAGCAACGCGCCATGACGCTTTTGATGCCTCACATCGCCAGCCGCGTGTTCGGCGCGGAGCTGATGGTAGATCCCGGCAAGCTGCAGGCTTTCCTGATCGGGTTTGGCGCACGCATCGTCGACGGCGGGGTGTCGCTGCCAGGCATCTCCGCCGTCAATCACGTGGCGTTTGAGAACGGCCGCCCGTCCGATGCAATGGGGAAGGTGGGCGATCCCATCGGCCGCGTGTTCGAGGGCAAGGGGCGCGGCGCCGAACTGGTGCAGACCATCGACGGCGTCGGCATCATCGGCATCGAAGGCACGCTTGTGCACAAGGGCAAGTTCATCGGCCAGTCGTCGGGCGAAACTTCCTATGAGGGGCTGCAAGCGCAAATCGCGCGCGCGACCCGCGATCCAAAGATCAAAGCCGTCGTGTTTGAAGTCGATAGCTTCGGCGGCGAGGTCAATGGTGCGTTTGAAACCGCATCCATGATTTCGCAATTGTCGGCCCAGAAGCCGACGCTGGCGATCCTGACCGACTTCGCGCTCTCGGCAGGATATTTGATGGCGTCCGCCGCGCGCCAGATCGTGATGCCGGAGACTGGCGCCGCCGGCTCGATTGGCGTCGTCACTATGCATGCGGATCTCTCGCGGAAGCTGGAGCAGGACGGCATCAAGGTCACCCTGATCTCGTCCGGCAAGCACAAGACCGACGGCAATCCGACCGCGCCGCTCGACGACGCCGTGCGCGCGGACATGCAGGCGCGTGTCGATCGCCGGCGCGATCAGTTTGCGGCCGTGGTTGGCGCTGCGCGTGGTTCGCGGCTTCCTGCCGCGAAGGCGATGGAGACCGAGGCGCAGGTCTATCACGGCGAGGATGCCGTAAGGGCAGGCCTCATCGACGGGATCATCGATCCGCAATTCGCCTTCACCGAATTCGTGAAGAGCGTTCACTAGGCCAATCGGCCATCACAAGGAGAAGACCATGAGTGGTTCTGGACTGGCGGCCGTGCATCTCGCAGCCGCCGCGACGACGACTGCCCTGCGGGCTCCGCCTGTACCGCCGCTGCTGCCGGCGCAGAGCGCGACCACTGCCGCCGCTGCACCCGCCACCTCGGTTGCGGATCTCGCCGCGGCCTATCCCGATCTCTGCACGCAGCTGCGCGTCGAGGGCGCCACCGCCGAGCGCACCCGCATCCTCGCAATCGAGGCGGCGGCGCTGCCTGGTCATGAGGCCCTGGTCGCAGAGATGAAGGCCGATCCGGCCGTGACTGCCGATATGGCCGCCGGCCGCCTGCTCGGCGCCGAGAAGCAGCTTCGCGCAGGCCAGATGCAGGCGATCAAGGACGTTGAGGGCGCCACTGGCAAGGTTGCCGCGGCGCCCGCGAGCACCGCGACGGCGCAGACCGAGGCGCCTCGGCAAGAGACTGCGCAGCAGCTCGCTATGCGTGCGCGTGCGTACCAGGACGAGCAGGCCAAGCTCGGCGTGAAGTTGTCGGTCGCGCAGGCTGTCGCGCACGTCGAAAAAAACGGCTGACGCGGGGTCGCGTCGGCTTCCCGAAACTGCATTCCAACCTCTCAGGAGCAACCCCATGGCCAATATCGGCCTCACGAAGTCCTACACCGCCGAGGGTGCGATCTCGGCAAACACCATCGTCAAGGTCGGCGCCAACGATTACGGCATCCTGCAGGGCGCCGCCGCCACCGACAAGCTGATCGGTATCAGCACCGAGATTCCTGCGATCTCGGGCGAGCGGGCGGATGTGGTGCACGAAGGCATCGCCGATCTCAAGCTCGGCGGCACCGTCGCGCGCGGCGACCTGCTCACTTCCGACGCGACCGGGCAGGGCGTGACCGCGGCGCCGGCCGCTGGCAGCAACGTTCGCATCATCGGGATGGCGCTGATCTCCGGCGTTGTCGGCGACATCATCCCGGTCAAGGTCGCGCCCGGCTCGCTGCAGGGCTGATCGCCGGCCCTTCACGTTTCGTCGTTTTCGTCCTCTCACCTCTCCAAAGGAGAACAGGTTAAATGTCTCAGGCTCCCTTCGTCATCCAGCAGCGCCTCATGGCGATCACGCTGGCCTATCGCAACCAGGCGTTCATCTCCGACCTGGTGCTGCCGCGCGTCCCGGTCGACTCCTCGGCATTCAAGTGGTCGAAGTATGCGATCGCGGACGGCTTCACCATTCCGGACACGCGCGTGGGCCGCAAGTCGGCGCCGAACGAGATCGATTGGTCGGCGACCGAGCAGACCGACTCCACGATCGACTATGGTCTCGACGACCGTATCCCGCAGGCTGATATCGCCAACGCGCAGGCTGCCCAGGCCATTCAAGGCGTGATGCCGATCGACCCGGAGGCGCGGTCGACCGAGCTGCTGACTGACCTGGTCGCGCTGGACCGTGAGAACCGCGTCGCCTCGACGCTGTTCGCGCTCGGCACCTATCCGGCTGCGCAGCGCGCGACGCTGGCTGGCACCACCCAGTGGTCCGACTACACCAACTCGGACCCGGTGCAGGCCATCATCGCCGCGCTCGATGCCTGCGTCATCCGGCCCAACGTTGCCGTGTTCGGGCAGGCGACCTGGTCGAAGCTGCGCACGCACCCGAAGGTGACGGCCGCGATCTATCCGAACGGCGGCAATGCAACCGGCGGCGGCACGCCCGTCGCGCGCCAGGCGGTCGCTGACCTGTTCGAACTCGAGGAGGTCCTGGTCGGCTCGTCCTGGTACAACTCTGCCAAGCCCGGCCAGGCCGCGTCCCTGACCCGCCTGTGGGGCAAGCATGCCTCCTTCATCTACCGCGCGCCGCAGGTGGTCTCGCCGACCGGCACGGTGACGTTCGGCTTCACCGCGCAGTGGGGCGAGCGCATCGCCGGCACCATCGGCCAGGACGCGAGCGTTGGCCTGCGCGGCGGCTCCCGCGTTCGCGTCGGCGAGTCCGTCAAGGAAGTCATCGCGGCCAATGACGCCGCCTACTTCTTCCAGAACGCGGTCGCCTAAGCGGCATCTTGAACGCGGCCGGCTCGCCCTTGCGGCGGGCCGGTGATTTCAACCCATAAATTCAGGAGAGCAGACGTGGCGAAGCGTCCGAAACTTGGCGACATGGTCGCGACCGGCAACATCCAGCACGGCGAAATAGTCGAAGGTAAGAACGTCTCCAGGACGTTCGAGCCCGGTGACCTCGTGGATCTCAGCGGCGACGTTCTGGACGGCCTGGTCGCATGCGGCGCGGTCCGGGAGCTGCGAGCCGACATCCCGGGTGGCCCGGCCGAAGGCGCCGAGTAAGCGCGCCGTGCCGATCGAGTCCGCTGCCGACCGTGCGGTATTCGTCAGCGCCGCTGATTTTGGCGCGCTGGCGACCTATGCGCCCGCGGCCGGCGGCGGTTCGACGGCGGTCGCCGGCATCTTCGATCGGCCAACGATCGACGCTGCGCTCAATGAGGCAGCCTCGCTTGATGCGAGGCCGACCTTTCTCTGCCAGCAGGCCGATCTGCCTGGCGCCGCCGATAGCGATGCCGGCGATCAGCTGACCGTCGCCGGCGTCGGTGCGTTCGAGGTGCTCTCAATCGAGCCGGATGGCCAGGGCATGGTGCTGTTGCGGCTGGGGGCGCTGGTCTGATGGCGGTCGGCGTGCACTACCGCGTCGAGGTCGACGATCTCAGGCGCGCGCTCCGCAATCTCTCGGAGCGCGATGCGCCCTTCGTCACGGCCTATGCGTTGACGCAGACGGCCAAGGACATCAAGGCGGCCGAGATCGAGACCATGCAAAGCGTGTTCGACCGGCCGACGCGCTTCACGCTCAATGCGCTCTACGTCAAGCCTGCGACCAAGCAGGACCTGGTCGCCGAGGTCTACTTCAAGGATGGTTTTGGGTCGGTGCCGGCCTGGCGGTATCTGGGGCCGCAGGTTGAGGGCGGCGCGCGCGTTCACAAAGCATTCGAGCGGCGGCTGATCCGGGCCGGGCTGATGCAGGCGGACGAATTTGCAGTGCCCGGGAGCGGCGTCAAGCTCGACTCCTTCGGCAATATCTCCGGTTCGACCATCGAACGGATTCTGTCGCAGCTCGGCGCGGCAGAGCAAAAGGCCGGCTATCAGGCCAACCAGACCAAAAAGTCGCGCGCGCGGGCAAAGAAAAAGGGCATCGGCCGTTACTTCGTGCTGCGGCCGGGCGGTCCGGGCAATGCCGACCGCAAAGTCGCGCCCGGGATCTATTACCGCGCCGATCTGCAGGCGATGGTGCCGGTGATCATGTTCGTGCGGGCGCCGCGCTATCAGAAGCGCTTTCCGTTCTACGAGCGCGCGGCCGCCGTGTTCGATCAGAAGCTCGTCGCCAACGCGCGCCTTGGCTTCGAGAAATTCGTGCTCTCCAAGCTGGCGAAGGCCGCCTGATGGCTGATCATGTTCGCAGGCAGATCCGCAATGCGGTCGTCCAGGCTTTGACCGGCCTGCCAACCACGGCCGCACGCGTCTATGTCGGCCGCACGCGACCGCTCGGACCCGCTCACGAGCCCACGCTGCTGGTCTATACCCGCTCCGAGACCGCCGTGCGCGGGGCAGGCGGTCGTCCACCGAAGCTCGACCGCGTCGTCATCCTCGATGTCGATGGGCGTGTGTCTCTGCCGGACGCTCCGGATGACGTGCTCGATCAAATTGCCGTCGAGGTTGAGGCGGCCATGTGGGGGCTCGCCGATCAGCTCGGCACGTTTCTTAACGGTCTTGCGAGGGACATCAAGCTTGTCTCGACCGAGGTGATCGCCGAGGCCGCCGGCGAGCGGCACATCGGCGGTGTGCGGCTGGAGTATGCCGTGGCCTATCGCACGTCCGAAGGCGCGCCGGCCTCATCTGTCTAGTCGTTCTCTTTCTCAAAACTGACACTGTCAAAAGGAGACTTGCAATGGTCGATCTTGTGATTACCGCATCTGCCGTGCTCGCCAATACCGGCGCGCGCACCGAGCAGGGCGCTGCCGGCGAAGCTATCACCGCCGGTCAGCTGGTCTATCGTGACGCGACCTCTGGCCAGTACTTCAAATCCGATTCCAATGCGCCAACGGCGGCGGCCCGTGTGGTGCGCGGCGTGGCGCTCAACGGCGCGGCGGCCGGGCAGCCGCTTCAGATCGCCCGGCCTGGCAGCGACATCACCATGAACGCGGTGTTCGCCGCGGGCGTGACCTACTATCTGTCGGATACGCCGGGCGGCATCTGCCCGCTGGCAGACGTCGGCACTGGCGAATATTTCACGCCGATCGGCGTCGCCAAGTCGACCACGGTGCTTGCGTTCAACCCGACCATGTCGGGTGTCCCTGGCTAACAATCTAGTCGCTGTCAGCTCCACTTTGCCGCGCCCGTCCGGGCGCGGCTCTTGAAGGCATCAATAGGAGATTTGCCGCATGTCTACCGATGCAACGCTTGGCTGGAGCACACTATTCCAGTCCGGCAACGGCGCTACGCCGGAAGTGTTCGCGACCTTTGCCGAGGTGACCGGCATCACGCCGCCGTCGCTCTCGCGCGATACGGTCGACGCCACGCATGAGCTGTCGCCGGAGGCCTGGCGCGAGTTCATCGCGGGTCTCAAGGACGGCGGCGAGGTGTCGTTCGACATGAATTTCGTCCCTGATAGCGTCGAGGCGGCAAGCCTAATGGCCGAGCTGGATGCGCAGGGCCGCTCCGCGGTGAAGAACCGCAAGATCATCTTCCCGGATGGTTCTTACTTCACGTTTGCCGCGATCCTGACCGGCTACGAGCCCGACTCGCCGCTCGACGACAAGATGGCGGCCGCGGTCACCTTCAAGGTGACCGGCAAGCCGATCCTGGTCCAAGTCTAGCGGGAGCGTCGGTCATGGGAGGCAATCCACTAAAGGGCGAGGTGTCATTCGTCGGATCGGATGGCGAAAGCCGCAAGCTCTCGTTTTCTGCCGAGGCGCTGTTCCGTCTCGAGGAGCAGCTCGGCAAGAAGATGGGCGCGATCGAGGCGGACATGCGAGATCCCGAGAAGTTCGGGCTCGGCGTGATCCGCACCATGTTCTGGGCCGGGCTGCTCGATTTGTATCCGGACCTCGAGCTGAAGGACGTTGGTCGGCACTTCTCCAGAGTCGATCCGGTTGAGGCTTGCAGCCTGGTCGTGCGCGCCTTCAATGGCGCGTTCGGCACCTTGACCGAGGCGGCGCCGGCGATCCCTCCGGAGCCGGGTCAGACCCAGTAGATTGGGACTGGCTCGGCCTTCTCGAGCAGTGGATCTCGCTCGGCCTCGATGACGATGCGTTCTGGCGCAAGACCCCGCGCCAGATCGTCGTGGTCATGTCGGGCCACCAGCGGCGGCTGATCCGCGAACATAACGAGCGTGCCTGGTCGGTGTGGACCGCCGAGGCGCTGCGCCGAAGCAAGAAGCCGCCGGCGCTACGGCGGCTGCAGGCCCGCATGCCGCGAGAACAGCGCAAGCGGCAGAGCTGGCAGGACATGAAGGCCGTCGCAAAGCTGCTCACGCAGGCGTTGGGTGGGCAGGTCGTGGCGAAGCAGGATGCTTCCTAGATGTCGGTGATCGGACAACTCCGCGTTATTCTCGGCGGCGATACCTCGGGCCTCGACAAGAGCCTGGCGGAGTCGCAGAGCAAGCTGGCCGGCTTTGGCAGCAAGCTTGCGCTCGGCTTCGCGGCCGCGGCAGCGGCGGCCACCGCGGCCGCGGTCGCGGTCACGTCGCAAGTGCATTCCGCGATCGAGGCGGCCGACCAGCTCAACAAGATGTCGCAGTCGACCGGGCTGTCGACCGAGGAGCTATCCAAGCTTAAATATGCTGCGGATCTCTCCGACGTCTCGACCGAGGCGCTCGGCAAGTCCATGGGCAAGCTGTCCAAGGCGATGGTGGCAGCGGCGACCGAGGGCGCCAGCCCGGCGGCAAACGCGTTCAATGCCATGGGCGTGTCCGTCAGGAACAACGACGGCACGCTGCGTGACTCGTCGGAGGTGTTGAAAGACGTCGCCGATAAATTCGCGTTCTACAAGGATGGTGCGGAAAAGACGAACCTCGCCATCCAACTGTTCGGCAAGTCGGGCGCTGCACTGATCCCGCTGCTCAACCAGGGCAGGGATGGCCTCGAGCAAGCCGGCGACGAGGCGGCGAAGTTCGGCCTGGTGCTCGACAAAAAGACCACCATGGCCGCGGAGGCGTTCAACGACAATTTGAAGCGGATGGACTCCATCAAGCAGGGCATCGTGATGACGGTGACTGCGAAGATGCTGCCTTCGTTCGAGCAGCTGTCGGAGGTGATGTTAGAGACGCGCAAGAATACAGAGCTCTGGAATTCGGTCGGCGATGCGCTCTCCAACACCATGAAGGCGCTGGTAACGGTTGGCGTGACGCTGATCACGACGTGGCAGCAGATCTTCGCGACCGCCTCCAACCTGAAGGCCGCATTCGGTCTGCTCGCATCTGGCGAGGTCTCGGCGGCCTTCGACAAGATGAAGGCGGGAGCCGCCCAGACCGGCGAAGCCTTCTCGGGTTTGAAGCAGACGGTGTCGACGCTCTGGTCGGACATTCCCGTGTTCTCCTGGGAAAGCCAGACGCTCGGCGTCAAGCAGCTCAACCGCGAAGTGATGGAGTACGGCAAGACGTGGGCGCTCACGGCCGCGCCTATCGTCAGTGCGGCCGATACCTCAACCAATGCCGTGGAGAAGTTCCTGGCCGCGCAGGCCAAGGCGACCGCCGGGCATCTGGCCGAGGCGGGCGCGATCGGAAAGACCATCGGCGAGCAGGAAAAGCTCAAGATCGTCATGCAGGCCGACGCGATTGCGAAGTCGCAGAACGTTATCGTCACGGAGGCCTTGCGCGCCAAGATCGAGGCGGCCGGCGACGCTGCCGCCATGGCGGCGATGAAGGTGGCGGGCGCACAGGCGACGGTGATGGCGCTAAATCCCACGCAGCAATTCGAGACGCAGATGACGCAGCTTAACCAGCTGTACCAGGCCGGCGTCATCACTCTCGAGACTTACAGCGAGCGGCAGAAGCAGGTTGCAGAGGCGGCGCAGACGACATGGGGGCAGGCCGGCGCCTCGATCGCTGGCAGCTTCGCTACGATCGCCGGCGCATTCGGCAAGGAAAGCGCCGGCATGGCCAAGGCGGCGCAGGTGTTCGGCGCCATCCAGGCGACCATTTCGATGTTTACGGGCGCCGCAAAGGCGCTCGAGCTGCCGTTCCCGGCGAACCTCGCCGCCATGGCCGCGGTGCTGGCACAGGGTGCGCGCCTGGTCGCCAGCATCAAGAGCCAGAGCGTACCGACCGGCTTCAAGACCGGCGGTTCGTTTACGGTCGGCGGCAGCGGCGGGCTGGACTCGCAGTTCGTGCCGATCATGGCCTCGCCCGGCGAGCAGGTCGATATCTGGCGGCCGGACGAGGGCGGCGCCGATCGCCGTCGCGGCGGCGGCTCGCCGACGCCGGTGACCCTGGTAATGGGCGCCGGCGCCACGCGCGAATGGCTTCGTGAAACCATCGACGGGCTGAACGGCATGCTTGCTGATGGCTACGTCCTCAATGTGAAGTCGGCCTGATGTCCCTTGTCATCTCGCAAAACTTCGTTCTGACCGATGCCACGCCGGAGTTTCCGGTCACGCTCGACCATCCCGTGATCGGATGGCACAACGTCGTGACGCCGAGCGGTGTGATTGCGAACAGTGCCGACCCGGCTTTTCCGGCCGCAAACCTCGCCAATCCGGCAACTCACTTAGACTGGCGCGCGGACGCGAGCGGTCTGCAGTACGTGAACGTGACGACCGGCTATATCGACAAGCTCGATTATGTCGGCATCGCCGGACACAATTTCGGCAGTGAGCAGATTCCGTTCAGCATCCTGGACTCTCTCGGCAACACGTTGGTCGAGGAGGTGCTGCTTCGTGATGACAGTCCCGTGATGTTCCGCTTTAGGGCGCAATCGCTCGCGGGACTGACGTTGGTGCTCAATGCGATCAACGGTCAATTGCCGCGGGCAGCCGTTCTCTACGTTGGCAAGCTGCTGGTGCTCGAGCGGAAGATCTATGTGGGTCATACGCCGTTGACGCAGGCGCGCCGCCACAACGTCCAGAACGGCCGCAGCGAAAGCGGCAAGTTTTTGGGGCGCATCGTGCTGGGGGCCTGGCGCGAGACGGTCATTCCGCTCTCGCTGCTGTCGCCGGCCTGGTATCGCGACCATGGTGGGGATGAATTCCTCGCGGTGGCGGCCGAGACGCCTTTCTTCTTCGGCTGGCGGCCGGAAAGCTATCCATATGAGATCGGCTATTGCTGGACAATCGAGGACCCGATGCCGGTGCCGACAGGGCCATCGAACCGCATCGCGTTCGATCTCAAGGTGGGCGGGATAGTCTGATGACGCAATCCTTGACCTTTATCGAGATCGACATTCCGTTCTGCTCGCTCACTTATGGTGTCGCACCGTGCACGGCATCGATCCCGACGACGGGCAATGCAAAGTGCTTCAACTCGATCAAGACGTGCCAGGACCGCGCGCACTTCACTGAATCTGAGGTGGCGTTGCGCTTTGCCAAGCCGGCCGATTACCTGCCGCGCGAGATCGATTGCATTCCCTCGATCCTGTCCGTCGAGTTCACGCCGGCGACGGTCTCGCTCGGCAGGAATCTCGGACAGCGTGCGTCGCTGACGATCACGTTTCGCGACCATCCGCACTCCGACACGGGGCACGGTTACGACAAGTACCGGGCCGAGCGCGCCTATGATCCCTATTCGCAGGGAACTTATTGGGGCAAGTTCCGCGCTCGCCAGCCGTTCTTGCGCGGCCGCAGCCTGCGTTGGATCAGCGGCGTCGTCGGGCAAAATCTTGCCGAGATGGAGACGCGCTATTTCTTCGTCGACAGCTTCGACGGTCCGACGCCGGACGGCCAGTACACGATCATCGCAAAGGACATGCTGAAGTTTGCCGATGGCGATCGGGCGCAGGCGCCTGCGCTGTCGAACGGTTTCCTGGCGGCCGACATCACGGCCACCGCGACCTCGATCGCAATACTTCCATCCGGAATCGGCAATGCCGAATATCCGCTCGGTGGAAGCGACTATCTCTGCATCGGCGGCAACGAGATCGTGCAGTTCACGTCGCGGGCCGGCAATTCGCTGACAGTGGTTCGGGGGCAGCTCGGCACCACGGCGACGACGCACAAGGCCCAGGATCGAGTCCAGCGGGTGCTCCGGTATTCGGGGATGGATGTCGCCAACATCGCTTATGACCTCTTGGTGAACTACGCCGGCGTGCCGGCGAGCTATATCAACCTGGCGGAGTGGCAATCGGAAACCGCCGCCTATCTCGGCACGGTCTATACTGCGAATGTTTGCGAGCCGACTTCCGTCGCCACGCTGCTGTCGGAATTGGCCGAGCAGGCGGGGCTCGCCATCTGGGACGACAATTTGGCGCAGAAACTCCGGCTGAAGGTTCTGCACGGCGTTCTCACCGATGCGAACACCTTCACGCCGGACAATACGCTTGAGAAGTCGTTGACGCTTAAAGAACAGCCCGATCAGAGGCTGTCGCGCGTGCAGGTCTATTTCGGCCAGAAGGATCCGACCAAGCCGCTTTCGAACCTCGACAATTACCGATCCACCTCTCTCACAATCGACGCGAATGCGGAGGCGGATTATGGGTCGCCTGCGATCAGGGTCATCTATTCGCGGTGGATTCCTGAAGCCGGCAGGACCGTTGCCGATCGGCTCGGCAAGATCCTCATCGGCCGCTTTCGGGACCCACCGCGCCGCGTGACCTTCGCGACCGCGCGTTACGCCATGACCGATGTCGAGCTAGGCCAGGGCTACCGCGTCGAATCCCTTTGCGTGCAGGATGCAACGGGGGCTCAGAGCGACATCCCGATCCAGACGACGCGCGTGAACCCAGGGCCGGATAGGTTCACGGTCGAGGCAGAGGAGATGCTGTGGAGCGCGCCTGACCAGGACCTTTCGAACCGGCAGATCGTCTTCGATGCCAGCACCTTCAACGTCAATCTGAGGGGCGCGCACGATTCGATCTATCCTGCGCCGCAGGCTGGAGACGTCGTCACTGCCACGATCAATGCGGGCGTCATCATCGGATCGACGTCGACGGCACTGCCGGCCTTCAATGTCGGTTCTTGGCCGGTTGGCGTTACGATCAATATCGTCCTGAACGGCTCGGTGCAGGGTATGGGCGGCACTGGC